TTACCATTCTTTTTGTCGTTTACTAACCAACCACCTCTTCCTACATGATATCCACTAGGAATAGGCATACACTTCTTTCTTTTAGTGCAGTAATATTTTCCTGGAGGGCAGTCTTTCCCTGCAGGAGATGTATGTTCTGTAAATTGTTTAAAACTTTTCATTATCCTAATGCAAGTGCAAGTCCGATAGTTGTTCTTCCCTCAATAGCAGTGAAAACATTTGTTCCACCTATACTAATAGATTCGTATGCGGTCAATATACCAACAGTAGCAATTCCCGTTATATCTAAAGTTGAAACAGTGGTAACACCCGAAATATTAAGGTCTGTACCTATAAATCTAGCAGCAGTAGCAACTCCAGTTATATTCCAGTTTCTTGCAACTGCTTCATCATAAACCAAATCACCACTAACATCCAAGTCACCAGAAACTTCTACATCCTTAAAATATGAAGTTCCTGTAGTATTAATACCAGCAATGGAACTATCTGCTTCTCCAGGAACAAATAAGGAAGAGGAACTATCCCACTTTAAAACATATCCATCTGTTTGAATACCTGACCCAACAGCAACATCCTGCATTCTAGCAAGGAAGACTTCACCACCTCCACCAATAGTCGCTAATTGATGTTGAACCCTCTGAACAAATAACTTATAATGCTTTTGCAACTGCTCCATTGTCACATAATTTTTATCTATAGGTGTTAATGGATCAGAATTATTTTCATTAGGAGGTATATTTAAGAGACCTTCTGTAAGAACTTGTTTTTCATTAAACTTCGATAAAACTTCTTCTAAGTGTTGTATTTTACCAGTAAGTTCTTTGTTCTTTTTCTCAATCTCATTTACTTGCAATTCTTCTACAAGATCTTTAAATTCATTTCCTAATTTTTCAACATGCTTTTCATTTACAGTGAAATTTATTTCAAGATCTTTAAATTTCTTAGATATGCTATCTTCAAATAAATCTACATTTGATTTAAGATCGGTATGATACTTAGAAGTACTTGTATCTAAATTTTCTTGTAATTCAAGTATTTCTTCAGAAAGATTATTCTCCAAGTCTTTAATTTGAGAAGCAAAATCCTTTAGACGCTTTTCATCAGCAACTGCCTTTTCATTAAACTCTTCGTTAAAGACTTCAGAAAGATTTTTTGAATCTTTAATTAAATGTTCAACCGATGTAATCCTCTCAGTTAAAATAGCATCTATCTCACCACCTTTTTCATTAACTTCTTCTTGAATAGCAGTAAGACCTACATCCAAACTAGAAATTTTCTGATTTAGAGTAGATATATCCTCTTTTAACGCTTCAGAAACTTTTCCTATTTCTTTCTCAGCACTTAACTTAGACTCTGCTAAATTTGTTTTATATTGCTTTATACTCTTTGTTATATCTTTAATATTATCCTTATATTCTTCCTGTACAGACCCCAATACATCTTCAACTGATTTTTCAATCTCTTGAATTCTTTCTTCAGTTTTTACTTCTGTTTCAGCAAAGAATTTCTTATATTTGGGAAGTTCTTTAGTAAGTAAACTATTAACCTTACTTCCAATCCCTTGTACATCTTCTTTTATCGATGAAAGATTTTCTTCGTTAATTGCATCAACACTAGAAGTAATTTTAGCAATATCCCCATGAATAGACTCTTCTAATGTTCCAAAAGAAGACTTTACATCTTCTTTAAAGTCAACAAATCTACTATCAACCCTTCTTTCAGAATCTATGATTAATTTCTTATATGAAGGTACTTCTTCACCTATAAACCCATTTACAGTTTCTGATAACTCAGCAAATTCCTTTTTTATTCCTAATAGAGTCTTAGAATTTACTGTTTTTACTTTATCCTGAACATTTCTTATCGATTCTTCTACAAATAACAAATGTGCCGTCATAGCACTGTCAAGATCTTCTTTCTTAATAAGTTCTTGAATATCTCCTCTAATATCTTCTATACTTTCTGCTAAAGCATCTACCTTTTCAATATTTGCTTCAAAGGTATCAAACTTATTCGTAAAATCAGATATAGATTGAACATGATTTAAATTTGTTTTAAATGCGTTAAAAGCTCCCGAAATAGTCTCTACCTTTTCAGGTGTAGCACTTTCCTTAACTTCATCTAGAGAAGTATTAGGTTTTAATGTATAAAATTCCTTGGGCTTCTTGAGTGGCACCTAAAAATACTCCATCTACAATTATATTTATTTTAGCTCTTTTTAGCGTTTTCTCCTTTGATTAATTTTGCTAAATCTGCAGTAGATCCAACGAATAAAGCATTATTGGTAACACTAGTAGGTCCTTGCTTTTCTTCTGCATTAACATCCTTCAGTTTCTTTTGAAGATCCATTAATTTATCAGTTGCATCGGATACACTTTTAATTAATTGTCCAGCAACTTCATATGCTCTTGGCATTTCACTTTCTTGTGCTAATTCAAGAATACCATCAATTGCTTCTTGTCCTTTCTCAATTATACTATAAAGATTACCTCTAGTATACTCATAATCCCTAGTAATTTCACTTTTTGTTAATCTATCAGGAGGTGGATTAACTCTTTCAATAGACTTCTCTTCCTTTACTACTTCTGCAGTAATATTAAAAGTTTTATCTAATTTTTTATATTCATCAGTCATAATTATTATGGAATGAATCCAGTTGTCGTACCATCAAATCCAAAGTCATCACCAATTGGGATGAGAGGTGCATCATCAGCCTGAGTAATAGACTTAACAGGATCTCCTACCAAATGTGACCCAATAGGAGTACCATCCTTTCCTCTTTCTACTATTAAATCATTTCCATCTATGCTGGTAACATAAATCTCTTCTCCATCAATTTCATAATATGTACTTGTAGATATGTTAGATGCATCATTGACTTTAATCTCAATATCTGCAATTGCCACATCAGCAGCCAAGTTTGTAATGACTGTTCCAGTATAACTCTTAACTGCTCTTGGTTGTACAGAGTAACGAAGATCTCTTTCAACACTATCAGAACCACCAGCAAGATATGTAACAGTAGCCTTTCTGATGATATCCTTCGTAGCAGTAGAAACAGGACCGAATAGATAAGTCTTTGCAGTAAATCTCATTGTATAAAGAAGAACTCTTCTGCTAGTAAAGTCTCCTTCATAATCATCCTGCATTGTAATATTTTCTAAAACAATAGGTATATCTCTTTTCTCATTAATAGCACCAACCAAATTTACAGTTAAATTATATGCAGGTTGGAAGTATGGTAATATTTGTTCTGTAACTTGTAATGCATCATCATTCAATTTACACATTAATGCCAATTCAAACTGCATATTATAAGGAACAGGCATATATGCTTTTTTGGATACTTCTCCAGTAGTAGGATCTTTTACTGTAAATTGTTGAGTAGTAGTAACCTTTCTAGCAGGATCATAAGTAAGTCCAGTAAATTCAAAGGACATCCTGGGTAAAGTAATTGCAGTACCCTTACTAAGATCTGGCGATTGAGTCAATCTTGCTAGGAATTTTTGAGTAGGTCCATATGCTAAAGGAACTCTTATTTCTTGGCTATCTTGCTTAATAGAAATGCCATTAAACAAAGTACCAAATCCAATAATGGTCCTCCTTAAAATTTCGTTATAAAAATACTCAAACATTGTTATATTCCTAGTAAATTATATTTATGGTGTACCAAAGGGGTTGGATTCTGTAAAGTCCAAAATAGCATCTGCCGATGTCTCAATTTGAGCATTGTCTGCAAATCCATCATCAAGTGGATCCTCATCAATAAGTCTTAAATCATGTGTTGCACCTGAAGAAGATCCTGTTAAGGTTTCTCCAATTACAAACGATCCCACAACAGAAGCAACTTCTAAAATATTTGTAGTAGAATTCCAAGTTCTGACCCTTGCAGTTGCACTACTAGTTCCACCAGTAACAGTCTCATTAAAGACAAAATCACCACTACCACTAGATTCTGGATCTTCAATGGTAACAGAAATTGGTAAATCTCCAGTAGTATATCCAGAACCTGCATTAGTATATCTAATTGCTGATACAGTTCCAGAAGGACTTATAATAGCAACACCAGTAGCAGTTGTACCAACACCAGCATTTGTAAATGATAGTGGTGTGTTAAAGGTAACCGATGCCCGATCAGTAGAGAATCCACCACCAGCATTAGTAACAGTTACAACACCTAAGGTTCCATCTGCAACATAAGCAGTTCCAGCAAATCCACTACCAGGTCCAGAAGCAACAGCAGTTACTGCAATTCCTGGACTGATAGTATATCCATATCCTGGATTTACTATATCAATCTGCTGAACAGATTTTTCATTAGTTGCTATATTCTTATTACATGCCTGTATATTAAGCATAGTTCCTACAGATCCAATACCAGTTACTGAGTAACTAGAAGTTGGTCCAACTACTGGAGCAGATCCAAATCCTATATTTGGAGCATAGATATATCCTCCACCCCTATTTGTAATAGAAACCTTATAGATACCACCTGTGGTGACAATACCAGTATATGCCCATGCTGTTGAAGCAGTTCCTATCATCGTCAAAGTCATTGACGGTCCTAAGATAGATGTGAGACCTTCATCAGTAACACCATCGGTATCATCTCCAACCAATTCATCATCAATCGCATCAACACCAGTATCGATAATTTCGTCTTCGTAGCGGAAGAGTTCGCATCTCAGCTCATAGATATAATTCTTTTGAAGTTGATAGAATGGTTTTTCATGCTCTACATACTTAATTTCAAATAAACGATCTCCCAATGGGAAATAAATCAAATCTCCTTCTTTTGGTCTGGTAGCAAGTTTAATATTAGATTCATTCTTAATCAAAGGAGTAATATAATCTTCAAATCTTTCTCTTGAAATAGTGAGTGTTATTTCATTAGTTGCTTGAATACCAAACTTTGATAACATTACCGGATTTTCACCATATCCGTCATAGGTGTTAACATACGCTTCTATCGGATATGCATCATCAAATTTAGATCTAACAACTTCTTTAATAATAGTTTTTTCCGAGACATATTTACGAGGTAAATAATGCACCTCAACACCATACATCTTCAACTGTTCGTTGATAAGATCTTGGATTAAACCTTGTTCAGACTTAGCGCCTTGTTGAAAAAAGGGATTAAGTACCATGGCGCTAACCTATCATGTCTAATGGAGGTAGTTCGTAGTAAGAAGACATTTTTTCACGAATTCTCTCTAATTCCTTTTCTCCATCATCAAATATTTGTCTTCCGTTTAGTTCAATACCTCCTGGTAATTTAACTCCTTGGAATTTAAGTAAATTTTGTCCCCACTGCCTTTTCATAAGAGCAGTTACATAAGGTTTTAAAAATGAATCATTCCAAACTCTATCATAGGTACTTGGATCCAATACTCTAAAACATTCCATTACTAAAAAATCACCTACCGTAACACTACCCCAATCAATATCCAAATACAATCTATCCATTCTCTTATTAAATCTTATTTGCTTCTCAGTAGTTAATGCAAATTGAATATCTTCAAGAAATGTCTTAACCATTGCATAACTAAGGATTTCTGTAGAACCCCAATAATAAATATCATTTAAAAATAACTGATACTTAACACTAAACATATTATTAGTGATAGTATTAGCACCGTCAAAATGAAATACTTTATAAACCCCAATAACTGATGGTGGTACTTGTAAATAATTACTATTTTCTGTCCAATCAAAATCTACTGCAACAGTACTTATTCCACTAGATGCGGGTGCAGTAGCAGTTGTAGTAACAATTCCTGCTGATCCATTACTAGATCCTGCCTTAGCAGATGCTTGTCCTCTATCAATATCAGCTTGAGTAATTTGATACTTCAGGAACATTCTTGCAGCACCGTCAAAGTGCCTC